AATTATTTAGGAACGGCGCTTTATGACGCCATACAAGAAAAGATAATTGCCGGGAATTTAACCGGCGACTATAAACTTTTAGTTGATGACTATTTAAAGGATATGCTGATACACTATGCAATGGTGGATTACCTTCCGTTTAGTTCGTATCAAATACAGAATTCAGGAGTATTTAAACACCGGTCCGAAAACTCTGATACCGCGACACCTCAGGAGGTTGACTCCTTGGTTGATAGGCACAGGCAGTTTGCCCAATTTTACACTAGACGCTTTCTAGATTATATGTGCTATAATAACAATTTATTTCCTGAGTATAATAATAACGATTCAGACGGAATGTGGCCGGATTATACGGCAGACTTTACCGGTTGGGTTTTATAAATGATATGCCTGATATAAATGGAAGATAAAAAGAAAAAAAGAAATTCAGTACCAAAAAAAGGCAATGTAAAATTGCTTAAACAATTCTTGATAAAAGATAATAAAGATATAGATACGTTATGGGAAAGACCACTTGGAAGAAAGCGCTAATTAATTCGGCCCATACTTTTATGGACTACGTTGTGGGTTGGAGAGGTTGGAAATTTACCGCCGGAAACCCGACCACAAAAGCGTCCGGGGGGAGTTGGGTAGTGCCGCAAAAAATTACAGAGGTACCGCAACAATCTTTAAGGACTATAAGTGGAGATTTTAGTAGTATTGATATGTTTTATAACCTACCAATTGAAAGCGGATTTAATGGGACAGAGTTTAGATATAGGTATCCGGCAAATAATGGATTATATAGGGCCCTAGAGCAATATCAGGGCGGAGGGGCTGACACCTATCCTTGCGTAAAGGTTGACTATAAAAACAATGTTTCTCAAGACTGGAATAAAAGCGTGGCCGGACTTTCAATTAAAGGGCCTGTTACTAATACGTGTTCTTACGGAACCCAACTTGGCGCCACCGCCACTCAGGGCACTGTATGGAGGCTTTTAAACCGGAGCCTAGATAGTAATATAAACGTTCAAGAGATTTGTACTCAAGGCGTTGGGGCACAAAATCAAAACTATGGGAGTACTGATGTAAATATTTCGGGACTGTTTCCTAAAAGTCCATTTGCGGCTAATGTAAATAATACGCAGAACCTTTGGAAAATACCATATTTAGGGTTTATGTATGGCCGTATTTTAGATACTAAATATCAGCATGTAGCGGGGGAAAAGAAACCAAAAATGACATATAGTTTTTATGTTTGGGTTGGCGCTTTAAAGGAGGAGTGGGCGACAGAGGTCGGCGTATATCCGCCAATTACTTGTTCAGGAAGTTATCCGGACGGCGTAACGGCCGCAAATATTGATACTCTTAATGTTAGTACTTTAGCCATTCGATTAGTAGCAACGAGCATCTCCTCAAATACGCAAAACTGGAACTTAGAAAGCACTAACTCGGAGTCATTTCTTACGGTTGATTTATTAAATAGAACGCACACCTTTTCAGCAAATACGGACCCAACTTTACCGCAGAATTTTTATATAGTTGACAACGTACAATTTGAGGACTGCCCAAATGATTATTTAAGGGTTTCAATATTTTACACAAATAATCCGGACGAGGTAATTTTGGGGAGGTACTGCCGATTTATGTGGTGGGGTGCCCAGTTAGGCACAACCGCTGATTTATGTAGAGAATTATTTAATAAAATTGCCGCATTTAATGTTGGACTAGCAAGACAAATCTGGAAAGAAAAGTACTTAGTAATGTACGGCCAACAATTAGAAGTTGAAACCCAAGGAGTAGGCGCACAGGCAAGGCTAAATGTTGAATATAGGCATAACGACTATGTCCCAAACATCGGAGACGGAAGTACAAATACCAGTTTAAACCAGGTTATGCTTCCAAACCTTGTAATAAATAACGATGAGGGGGCGGCTATAAGGTCAAATAATAGATGCGAAACTATATACTTTAGTCTTTGGATTGATAACCAAGACGCACACGTAAATAAAGAAAACCAAGGTGGATTTGGTTCCGGTAGTCCTTTAAACTTTGCACAAATTAGACAGGCGATTCATACGCCGGCAAGTAGCAGATATCGTTTAAGAAATTTTATTACTTTAGGAAGCGATATTCCTATAAACTCCGGAAATGTTGGCGACCTTACACCCTTTCAGAAGGCCAATACTAGATATGTATTGCACTTACAAGATAGAACCGCCCAGGAGTTTGACGGCTATATAAACGGGCCACAAATTGAGGGTATTAATTTTATATATTTAAACTCCGGAGTAAATAAATTTGCTTTCAGTACCGGGCAGAATAAAGTATATGTAAACGGTATCGCTTACGATACAGATGAGGGAATGTATAACGCAAAATTTATAAATAGTATTGAATTTTTTGGTAAAAGAAATGACTATCTTTTAGAGTATGGAACCTGGGTTGAAAACCAGGCGGAGGACGTATTAATACAACTTACAAAAATATGAAAATAGGAAATATAACGTGGCTAAAGTATGAGTTCCCGACTTACGCGGACTTTCAGGAGGCCGAAGTATCGATTGATGAAGGGGTTAATTATAGTTTACTAGGCGGACAAGTAATAAGCCAATTAGAGGGCGCAACAGGGCCCTATATTATAGACGGTTTATGGCTTGATAATATGGCCGAGCCTGAAATATTTGGCCCGTATAGTATTGAGCCCGATACAGATGATTATTTAATAAATATTAACGGTTGGGTTTGGAACCCTGAAGCAGAATAATGGAAATGCAAGATATAAAATTACTAGGAATGAACGCAACGAGCCTCGCGGTGAGTTTCTCAAATATAGATACGGCCTTAAAAGTTATACTTTTGGTTTTATCAATAGGCTATACCTTACAAAAGTGGTATTTAATGAATAAAAACGATAAAAAATGATGCTTAATAATGGATACGGCCAAGTATATGCGGCCTCTGATTTTGGAGATGGTGTACCTATTCCAGATTTAACAGTTTATGAAGATATGTTTCCGATTAGATACGGGTTTAATGTTGGGCCGGGTGAGAAACTAGGTTGGACCGCAAGCGCAAATAGTAACGGTTTACAATCTAGGAAAGAGGGGTTAGTTTGGAGTTTAAGTTTAAATACCGCAAATCAAATAATGCAATCTCCGGACAATTTAGGAATTGATATTTTAGATAGAATCCCGCAATTAGTTATTTTAAGAGTCGGGCAATTAAATTCTACGGGAACGGGTATTAATGATGACTATAAAGTAAAAATTTTTAACGAAAATAATAGCGTAACAAATATTGATTTTAAAATTGAAGATTTTGCATATCCGGACAAACAAATAAGGCAAATACATATTCCTATCCCAACGCTAAGTGGTACACAAATTAGAAGAATTAAAATACAGGCAAATACAGTTGGCGAGAGTCCAAGAGATTTACTAATTCAACAAATAATTTTAGGATGATAAGAAATTTAAGAAACTTGGCCGACTGGTTAGAGTGCAATAAGGCGATTAGATATACTCGCTTTAATAATTGGCTAGACTCAAAAAAATTAAAGGTTCATAACTGTAAAACTTGTATATGCGAAAAATAAGAAAAATTATAATTCATTGCTCGGCTACAAAAGAGGGGCATGACCTAGACGCAAAAGAAATTAAAAGATGGCACGTTGAAGGCAACGGGTGGTCTGATATTGGATACCACTATGTTATTAAATTAGACGGTACTGTGGAGGAGGGACGCCCTCTAGAGCGCTCCGGGGCCCATACTTTAAACCATAATTTCGATAGCATTGGGATATGCTATATTGGCGGATATGAAAAGAAAAAGAAAAAAGGAAAGTGGGTTAATAAAGATACCCGTACTCCTGAACAAAAGGAGTCTTTACAGGACTTATTGCTTTGCTTAAAAGACGACTATAAAACGGCCGTAATTTATAACCATAATCAATTTAGTTCTAAGAGTTGTCCTAATTTCGATGCTCACGAGGAATATAAGTGGATTTCTAACATCAAATAGTTATGCCAATACCAACGCCCAAATCAGGAGATACACAGTCGCAATTCGTATCTAAATGTTTAAATGACTCTACAATGAAAAGCGAGTATCCAACGGCCCAAAGAATAGCGATTTGTTACGAAACTTGGAACGCAAAAAGAAAATGAAAAAAATAGTTGAATTTTTCGGTAAAAATGTTTTTTCTGCGGTCAGTAATTTAATCGATGATTTATTTACTAGCGATGAGGAACGCCTAGAGGCCAAAAGAAAAATGTTTGAGGTTTTAAAGCAAAAGGAAAACGAACTCCAACAAATGCAAACGGACATTATTATTGCTGAGGCAAAAGGTAATTGGTTGCAAAGGTCTTGGAGGCCTATCCTTATGCTTTCATTTGGAGGCATAGTGGTTTATTGTAAATTTATTGCACCGTTATTTGACCTTAGAATACCGGTATTAGAGGACCAGTTCTGGAATCTTTTACAACTAGGAATTGGCGGCTATGTAGTCGGCAGAACAGGAGAAAAAATGATGTCTACTTGGAAAAGTAAATAAACTGTTCATAACTTTATTTTTTTAATTGAAACCTTTTAGTATATTATATGATATCCTATATATATGATATTCTATTATATGATATTATATAGATATATTTTAATATATCTTTTATATGATATTATATATATATAATGAAATAAGGCCTTTTAAGGGCCTTAAATATAATTAGAGTATATTTACCCTAATAATAATTAAAAGCAAGTTAAATGACTATAACAGACAATCCCACACGTACAAAAGCAAACAAGATAATGCTTTACTCTACATATTCAGATACTAAAAAAATTGATTGCCTTTTAGAATTAGACGCAATTCAATATACAAACCTTGGTTCTGACTCTTTAAGGTCCCAAAGGCTAGAGGTCCGATTAAACTCTAAATATATTTATAGGCTTATCGGAAATATAGATTTTAAATTAGGTAAATTATTGTTAAGGGATGCCAATACAGAAGAAAGGAAAGGCTAAAAAGCCCAAAAGAAAAACGCTAGTTAAAAAACTAGATACGGTATTTTCAATTTACATCAGGAGGAGGAACTCGGTTGATGATATTTCGGAATGTATAACTTGCGGTAAAACGGATCACTGGAAGCGATTACAAAACGGCCACTTTATGAGCCGGAAGCATTTAATAACTAGGTGGGACGAGGATAATTGTCAAGTACAATGTGCGGGTTGCAATGTTTTTAAGTATGGAGAGCAGTATAAATTTTCTGTTTGGCTAGATTCTAATATTGGAGAGGGAACCGCTGATTGGCTATTACAAAAGTCAAGAGGTATTTATAAAATTTCAGATTTTGAATTAATTAATTTAATCGAAATATACACGCAAAAAATTGCAGATATAAATAAATAAATTATCTTAGCAAAGTCAACTTGTCCTTGGCACTTGTTTTTTTATTAAAGGCGTTATTTAATTATAGCGTCTTTTTTTATACACAAAAGTTTATAAATTAAAATAAAATTGTATATTAGCAAAAACAAAAAACAAAATTATGACGGGACAAGCGGATTTATTACGAGTAAAACAGTACAGTATTGAAAGCCTACAAAAGGAATTAGAGCGGGCGCAACAACAAAATGCATTTTTATTAAAACACGTTGAAATTTTAGAGGCCAGAATTGAGGTCGCTAATGCAGACATTCAGGAATTTATCAAACAATAATAATCACTAAATAATTAAACAATGAAAGACAAGGAATTTTTAAATTTTATGTTCACTAAAAGTAGTGACCTAGGATTCGTGCACGCGAAACAATCAGTTAAAGTAACTGAAATGATTGACTGGTTAAAGTCTAAACAGGACTGGGCCGATAAAAATAATAAGGGGTTCATCTCTTGGGACGTTTTAACTACTAAGGCAGACGCTAATAAATTTTACTCAACGTGGAATGACTATTTAAAACCGGGAGACGATAGCGGGGAGGTATCAGCCGGCAACCACATGCCGGATAGAAGCGCAAAGGTAGAGTCTGACCTACCATTTTAACAAACCAATAAAGGGCCGGTATAAACTACTTGCCCTTTTTTTATTATATTACAAAAAAAAACCAAAGGACAAATGGCATTAGTAAATTTTCAGGAGGTGGTTAAAACCCTCCAAGATATTAGAAGCGGAAAGATAAAAGAGGGAGAGGGGCTCGGGGTTCCTGAGATAGATGAGCATATTAGGTTTAAAGAGTCAAATTTTAACGTGGTTTTAGGCCACGCGAATGTTGGAAAGACGACAGTTATTTTATATCTAATGCTTTCATATAGTAAAAAATTAGGTAAAAGGTGGTTGATTTATTCAAGTGAAAACGAAAGCCACTCAATACTTAGAAAACTGGTTGAGTTTTTAGATTTAAGGCCAATAAATAAAGTATCAGAAATGGACTTTAAAAAGCATTTAGATTTTATAAACGACCACTTTAAAATTATAGACAATAAAACACTTTACAGTTATAGAACTTTGTTAGAATTAAGTAAACATATAAAGAACGCTTGGAACTATGACGGCCTTTTGATTGACCCGTATAATAGCCTCGTTAAGGACCCTGAATTAATGAAAACATTAGGCGGTCACGAATACGATTATCAGGCCACAAGCGAAATAAGAATGTTTTGTAAGGACCATAAGGTATCTGTTTGGCTAAATACACACGCTAATACGGCCGCGTTAAGGGTTAAGCACCCAATGGGCCACGAATACGCCGGGCACCCAATACCGCCACTTGCAAGCGACGTTGAGGGCGGTGGTAAATTTGTTAACCGGGCCGATGATTTTTTAGTTATACATAGGTACACGCAACACGTATCAGACTGGACCCAGTCACATATCCATATAAGAAAAGTTAAGGAAGTAGAAACGGGCGGACGGCCTACCGGGATAGACTCTCCGATAAGACTGGATTCAATTCCTAATAATGTAGGCTTTAAAGTAAACGGAAACACTATAATAAAGGAGCCGCTACGGGACCCGACTAAAATACCTTTTTAATGTGATTAGATTAATAGAAAGATTAGCCCTAAAGAATCAAGACTGGATAAATGTTGTTCGGTCTTTTGGTGCGGATAAGGAAACGTCTGAGGACGTTGTACAGGAAATGTATATCAAACTAAATGACTGGGAATTAAAGGGCAATCGGTCTATTTTATATAATCAAAATGAGGTAAATTATTATTTTGTTTTTAAGGTTTTAAGAACCCTATTTGTGGACCATAAAAGAAAATGTAAAAAGTACGTTAATGTTGAAAACGAAAGAATATTTGAGACCTCTAATGATGATGAGCAAGAATTAATATATATTGCTGAGGAAATTAAAGATAAAATTGAGGGCCTACATTGGTACGATAAAAGAATATTTAATATTGTATGCGTTCAGGGGGTTAGTATGTTACAACTTTCGGAGTCGACCGGTATTTCTTATCACTCAATAAAACGAACAATTAAAAAAGTAAAAAAAGCACTAATATGAAACTCGGGGACCTAGTATTCTATTTAACAAAATACACCGGAATCGCTTACATTTGGAAGAAAATAAATCCTAACTGTGGGTGCGACCAAAGACGCAAAGACTGGAATAAAATAAACATTAAAAGGTTTTAAAATGGCTATAATAAAAAAGTTTGAAAAATTAGATCGCAAGGACTGGGAGAATTTCAGGGCCGGGCTTTCGCAAAAAGTAAGTAAAGAGGAGGTACATTTAATTTCAGAGTTACACTCTAAATATTTTAACCATAAATTTCAGGTCCCTTGCAGTTGTAGCCCTCGAATTATTCAGGGTTGGATTACAGAACTAAATAGTATCTATGACAAAGAGTAAACTGCATGAGTATGAAAAGGCCGTTATCCTACTCCTAAACACTTTTGACGGTTGGAAGTTAGAACACGCCGGAGGGAATGAAATATTTGACGCAAGCGGCCTCACACCAAAGGGCCGGAGGTGCGTTATAGAGATGAAGTTCAGAACTAAATATTATGAGGATAAAATGCTTGAGGTTAAAAAGTATAATGGCCTTATGGAACTGGATAAGGATATTATTAAAATATATTTTGTATCGGACCCGGAGGGAACATATATGTTTTGGCTTGACGGGATTGGGGAGTTTGAGGAGATAAAAAAGTACTGCCCGGCCACGTCTTATTGGTTAGGCAAGAGGGAAACTAAAAGCGTTTTTTTACTACCGGAGTCAATAGCCTCTTACGTTTACAAAAAATAAAATGTTATAAACATTTGTGTATATCCTTTAAAAACGTATATTGCGTTATATTAATCATTTAAAAAACAAGAAATGGACATCAAAATTTTTCAATCACAGGACAGGCAAGGCCGACTTTTACAAGTAGATATGGACGACTCGTCATTAGAGGAGAAGTTAGAAAATTGGCTTATCGACCACAATCAGGACGTTTACTGGGACATCGAATTTAACGAGGGCGGCAAAATTATTATTGGTAAAGACTATATTGACTTTTCCGGTGACAACGGTTTTTATAACTTAGAAGAAATTTTAATCGAAAAAGTATAACTATGAAAACACAAGCCGACGATTTAAGACGTGACATCAGAATTTTAGAGGCGCAATTGCACCACGCGTCTTTGCACTCTGATGTATTTACCGCAGTAGAACTTTATAAGAAGTTAGAAATAAAAAAATCAATTTTAATTAATATAAACTAATATGAAAACACAAACCGAGGACCTAAGAAATGACATCAGAATTTTAAAAGTGCGGTTAAAGCACGCCTCTATTCATTCCGATATTTTTACTACAATAGAACTTTATAAGCAATTAGAAATCAAAAAATCAATTTTAATCAATATCCAATAATATGAAAACAAGTATCAGATTATCAGTAACGCAAAAATTATCAATTATTCAAACAACGCTTAAGGCGCCAAAAAACCGGACCAATAGTTTTGGTAAGTATAAATATCGTTCTGCGGAGGATATACTGGAGGCTATAAAGCCAATGTTAAAAGAGCAAGATTGCTCACTACTTATAAATGAGGAACTGGTTAGCGCCGACGCCGGCCTACCGATAATGAAATCAATTGCGACCTTGGTAGATAATCACGACGGTAAGACATCCGTTTCGGCCGTTGCATTAGTTGCGGTTGACCTAAACTCTAAGGGGATGCAAAAGCCCCAACAGTTCGGGGCGGCCTCTAGTTATGGTAAAAAGTACGCGCTTGGAAATTTATTTTTATTAGATGATACTCAGGATAGCGATGCAACAAACCAACACACCAGTTCTAAGGGCCCGAAAAAAGTTGAACTTACAAAGCAGCACCCTCAGTTTCAAAAGACGTTAGAATGGCTCGCAAAGGGCGACGCTGACGGAACTAAGATTACTAAGTTGCTAGATAACTATATTGTAAAGGCCGCACTACTAAATGAACTAAAAGCCGTATCTAAAGGTCAGGCTAAAACATTATAAAAAAAACAATTAAAACCAAGGACAAAATGAGAACGACACAAATCAGTAATTTAAAATCACCAAAATCAGGAAACAATGTGCCTAACCAATTCAGGATTAAAACGCCCAAGGGGGAATTTTATCAATCTTATTCCGTTAAAATTATATTTATTTGTTATGATAGTGGGAATATTTATTTAGACCAAAAATTTTGGAACTATTCAAATACGACCTCTAGATATCGCAACCAGTTTCTAAAACTGACAACTCCGGAAACTAAGAATTTAATTGAGTCCGGCGTTATCCAGTTAATAGATTTAAATTAATGCCGATACCAAACAGATATAATTTAGACAGGATGGCAATAGCGAAAGATTTAGAGTATTACGGGCATATAAATGTAGCGTGTACCATTGCAAGTAAGTACTGCAAACTAAAGCCGGATAACGAGGAGTTACGACTATTGTCGGACTCCTTAGTTGGTATTTTCTTTTGGGGTAATAACCAGGAGCAAGACCGTCGAATTTACGATAAGGAACTATCAGAATTTAGGGCGGATAAAAACAGGGCGGTTTTACGCGCGCGAAAGGCCGAGCAAGAAATTATTAAGTTACAGGCTGAAATAAAAAAACTAAAGCAAATATCAAATTTATGAAAACCACAGGAAGTTTTTACTACCCACCTTTAATTAACGAACAGGCGCTTTATATTGGCGGCCTGAGAGATACGGTTAATTTATATACCGGGGAGAAGTTCCCAAAGTTTGCGAGGCCTAATTTAAGGGTTTCACAAACTGGTTGCAAAGCCGAAATGATAGCGCAGTATTTCTTTTGGAGTCATAAGTATAAATACGACGCGACGCAAATGCTAGGCGTGGACCCAATAAAGGATTGCGATATAAAAGTTAGCGGCATGAGAATAGACGTTAAAGGCCTCCCGGCCAATTTAGACGTTGTAAGGGTTAATGAGAGGGCGCATTTGAAAGACAAGAATACTAGCCACTATTTATTTATTAGGCCTGACGATGATACCTTAGACTGCCAAATAGCCCAATGGTGGTTATACTCACACGAGGACGTAACCGAGTGGGAATTAGTAGAATTAAAATACAGTAAAGCATTTCAAAAAGAAATAGTATGACGACTTATAACATTTCGATTTTTATAGCCTTATTATTATTACTTATATTATTAAAACCAGATAAAAAATAAACTAATGGACAAGATTAAATTATTAGACGGAAAAGAGTATATTAAAAAAACCTTAATAGGCCGAATGTATAACGATGAGTTTTACTACGGCGAGTTAAATAAACTGGCCCTATCCTCCAGTTCTTTAAAACTGCTATTGGATAGCCCTAAGAAGTATTATGATATAACTAAAAACGGGGGCGGCTCAGAGTCCCAACCAATGAGGGACGGACGACTACTCCATACTTTAGTTTTAGAGCCTGAGAAGTTCGATAAGTTGCCCTTTGTAGATGTTGCAAGTAAAAATTCTAAAGCGTACCGGGAGGCGGTTCTAGAGTTTGGAACGGTTTACACATCAAAAGAAAAGAAAGACGCCGAAAGGTTGGCCGAAGCACTACTAAAAAATAACCGGGCGGTTGAACTATTGGAACAGTCAGCATGTGAAATTCCTGAGATTGGATATGTTCAGGGTATGCCCTTTAGAGGCAAGGCCGATATGCTAGGCAATGATTTAATTTGCGATATAAAAACAACGACTGATATTAAAGGGTTTCCTTACGCCGCTAAAAAATACGGCTATGATGTACAGGCTTATTTATATTGCGAACTATTCGGAAAGCACCACTTGGACTTTTGNTTTTTGGTATTGGATAAGACTAGCCTAGATATTGCGGAGTATAGAATCAGCGAGGAGTTTTATAACGCNGGGCAACAAAAGGTTACAAAAGCAATTGATGTTTATAAAAATTATATTCAGGGCAAAGATTTTGACGGCCCGGAAATAACGGACGGAATTGATAACTATTATATAAANGGAGAATTATAATGATAAAATTACAACTGGCTTTAAGCCGTAAACTAATGAATATAACGGGCCTTGATATTTTTAAGAATACAAGGCGCCGGGACTATGTAGAGGCGAGGGCGCTTTTAATGTTTGTATTTCACAAATACCTCGGAATGACTAAAACTGCTATTGCTGAATATTTTGTCGACAATGGAAAGCCGACGACGCATTGCACCGTTATACACCATTTAAAGAACTGGGATATTACCGTAAAGTTTAACCCTATATTATCGCGTAATTTAAACGATGTTTTGGGCGGCACTAAGTATATGACCGACGGCCTGAAAAGGCAGTATATCCAAGATAAGGTGCCTCTACTAACTAAAGACAATATCGATGAACTATATAAAAAGTCGCTCGATATGTATGAGGACGTGCTTATTGATATGGAGGCTAACCCAGTCGAAAAGTATAACCCGGAGGAATTCGCAAACTAAAAAAAATAAAACGTTATATAATTATGATACAGAAAATTAAGATAGGTAAAATTAAGGGCAATCCAATAAACCCTCGAATAGTAAAAAACGAAAAATTTAGATCGCTAGTCGAATCAATTAAATCGTTTCCTCAGATGTTAGAAAAAAGGCCGATAGTTGTAGACGCGGACTTTATGATATTAGGCGGAAATATGAGATGGAAGGCCTGTGCTGAGTTAGGAGTAAAAGAGGTTTATGTTATAGTTGCTGAGGACTGGACGCCGGAGCAACAGGCGGAGTTTATAATAAAAGACAACGGCCACGCCGGGGAGTGGGACTGGGACGTCTTAGCGAACGCGTGGGAGCCTGAACTGCTAAAGGAGTGGGGAATGGACGTGTGGCAACCGGGGGAGCCTCTAGAGGAGGACGTGGAACCTTACGAGCCAACGCCTGATTTTAATGATGAGGGAGTAGGATATAAAGCCCAATATGGGGTTATTACTGAATGCAAGGATGAGGCCGAACAGGAAAGGGTTTTCAAGTCTTTAAGTAGTCAGGGCTTAAAATGCAAAATAGTTGTAACTTAAAAAACAAAAAATGAAAGTAAACGTCAGAAATAAAACCGATAATTTTAATAGTTACCGGGCCGCAAGAGTAAAGTCTTTGTTTAATGCTGAAAGGGGCGATGAATTTAATCTTGATATTGATGTCCCGGTAGAGGGCGACGACTGGAAGATAGGAGTAATCGTTGGGCCTAGTGGTTCAGGTAAAACATCGATTGGTAAACAGTTATTTGGCGGCGGTAAGATTGCGGACCTATATAAGGGTTGGAGTAAGGATATCCCTATTGTTGATGATATATCTCCGGACGGGGACTTTAACACCGTTACGGGACTACTGGCGAGCGTTGGCCTAGGCGATGTCCCTAGTTGGTTGAGGCCGTTCCACGCGCTTAGTAATGGGCAACAATTCAGGGCCGGGCTTGCTCGTATAATATCGGACGGCGATAGNCAAACCGTTGTTGATGAGTTTACATCGGTAGTCGATAGACAGATAGCAAAAATCGGGGCGCTTGCATTTGCAAAAGCGTTCAGGAGAACAAAGGACAGGCAAATAATATTATTGTCTTGCCACTATGATATTCTTGAATGGGTCCAACCTGATTGGGTTTTAGATACTGCCTCAGGGGAGGTTAAAAAAAAAACGATATTGGAGAGCGGCCAAGAATCAAACTGGATGTTTGGAAGGTCGACCGCAGTTACTGGAANTATTTTAAAGAGCATTATTATTTAGACCTAAACTTTCCGCCGGCCGCTGAGTATTTTATTGGTACAGTTGACGGAGAATTAGTATCACACCTCGCCGTTTGCCCGATGTTTACTGCCGGAGCATATAGGGCGACAAGATTAGTTGTAATGCCTGAGTGGCAAGGTGCCGGAGTTGGAACAAAATTTTTAGAGTTAGTTATGGAATACCACAAACAGGGAAACGGCCGAAGAGGCCACAAGTTGCCCACTATATTTCACACTAGCCACCCTCAGTTAATAGGGTTTTTAAATAGGAGTAAAAACTGGATACTTAAAAGTCAAGTATTATTTGGCGGTAATAAAAAAGCATCTCAAAAGTCAATAGTTGGGGCGTCNATAAAAAGAGGAGAGAAAGGAATTAGTGGAGGATTTGGCGGACATTTTAGGGCCGTCCAAGGTTTTAAATATATAGGGGATAAAAATGAATAAATATGCTTAGAGTTTTTATTAGCGGCCAAAAATATTATGGCGCTGAAATATTGGAATTATGTATTAATATGGAGGGGGTTGAGGTTGTCGGTGTATGTTATCCATTTGGGGATAAATATATTTCTGCTATCGCTAAAAGGTGGAATATTCCAACAGTTACATCCGGGGCCCTATCCGCGGACCTAATGCCTAAAAACGTGGACCTTGGTATAACCGCGCATAGTTTTGATTATATAGGAAAGAAAACCCGTTACATTCCAAGACTGGGTTGGATAGGATATCATCCAAGCCTATTGCCTAGGCATAGGGGGAGGGCTTCAATTGAATGGGCTATCAAAATGAAAGAGGCTATTACCGGGGGGACGGTCTTTTGGTTAAATGCCGGAATAGATAGGGGCGATATTGCGTATCAGGAGTTTTGCTTTATACAACCGGACTTGCTATCTATGGGTTCAGGAAAGGCGGCCTCTAGGCTATGGAGGCAAGAATTGCAACCTATGGGGGTTAGGCTTATGGAGAAGGCCTTAGAGGACATTAAAAAAGGTATTATAATAAAGGAGCCGCAAGACAATAGGCTCTCAACGTGGGAGCCGTCTATGGAGGTTAAAGATATTTACCGACCGGACTGTTTACTACTAAATGAGCGAGGTAAAAATACAGAGGACTCGTGGCATAAATAATTTAAAAATATAAAAAATGAGCGAACAAACCGAACACAATAAAAAGGCTATCCTAGTATCACTTGAGAAAGCCCTAGGAGTGGTNACAACGGCCTGTAAAAAAATCGATATAAGTAGAACCCAGTTTTATCAATGGGTTAAAGACGACGCCCAATTCAGGGCGGCAGTAAACGATATACAAAACGTTACTTTAGATATGGCCGAGAGCCAGTTACATAAGCAAATACTAGACGGCAATACCACCGCAACAATATTCTACTTAAAAACCAAAGGTAAAAAACGGGGCTATGTAGAGCGCCAAGAAATTACAGGTGCCGACGGGGATAATGTTTTCAGTATAAAAGTTATCGATGAGGGAAATTAGGACTAATAAAGTTTATAATCATTTAGATAATTCTAGTAAAAAAATTATTGTAGAGCAAGGCGGAACCCGGTCCGGTAAAACCTATAATATTTTGATGTGGCTAATATTTAGTTACTCCTATAATAACAAGGGCAAGACGATAACTATTTGTCGCAAGACATTTCCGGCGGTACGGTCAACCTCAATGAGGGACTTTTTTGAGATTCTAAAAGAATACGGTATTTACCGGGACGAGTTTCATAACAAGTCCAGTTCTGAATATTTCTTAAATGGTAACCGATTTGAATTTATTTCTTTAGACCAACCTCAGAAAATTAGAGGCCGGAAGCGTGACCTACTTTTTATTAATGAGGCCAATGAATTAAACTTTGAGGACTGGCAACAATTGATATTTAGAACTAGCGAAAAGATAATATTAGACTTTAATCCGTCCGAGGAGTTTCATTGGATATATGATAAAGTTTTAACCCGGGACGATGTTGAGTTTTATCAAACCACGTATTTAGATAACCCTTTTTTGCCTGAAAATATAATAAGCGAAATAGAGCGCCTTAAAGACATTGATGAGAACTACTGGAGGGTTTATGGGTTAGGAGAGCGCGGGGCCAGTCAGAGCCTTATATTTAGGTTTAAAACCGTTGTTAATATACCGCCGGGGGCCAAGTTTATTGGACGGGGGCTTGACTTTGGATATTCGAATGACCCGACCACTTTAATAGAAACTTATATTGAGGGCGATGATATGTATTGCCGGGAGGTAATTTATAGAACCGGAATGACAAATCAGGATATTGGTAACCAGTTTAAAGCGCTCGGCCTAGACAGGCGCGATGAGATATGGTGCGACTCCTCAGAGCCTAAAAGTATTGAGGAGATACATCGTATGGGTTGGAATACAAAGCCCACTTACAAGGGCGCAATAAACCTCGGTATTGATATGATAAGGCGGTATCGATTGCACGTAACAGAGGACTCAACAAATATGATAAAGGAACTTAGAAACTATAAATATATCGAGGATAAAAACGGCAATATAACAAACAAGCCGGTCGACGCTTTCAATCACGCTTTAGACGCCCTCAGATATTCGATAGTCAATAAACTAGGCCGTCCGAACTATGGCAAATATACAGTTCGTTAAAAAATAAAGTTATAAACATTTGTGTATATCGTAAAGTAAGTATATATTGCCGTATATTAAAAATTTAAAAAAACAAGATTATGACAAATTATCACTTAGGATGCGCGGAGTTTACTGACGGTTTTGGCCTTACGGGCGTTATGTATTTCAAATCAAAATTTAATCGCGAAGTTGGCGAAAAAATGACTTATCAGGGAAAGGCCTATAAAGTTGTGGTTATTGGGGAGTCCAAAAATTGCGTTATAGGTTCCTTAAATAAAATTATTCGTTTAGCCAATTCAAAAAATTAATTATGGAATATATAAAACGCGAGTTACTAGCCAAAAATTTTAATTTCTTTCATGCGGACGGGTTTATTGACTGGGATAGTTCTGATACTAATTTCAGGATATCGGAGTTAAAAAATAAGTTCGGGGAGGTCCGGGGTTACTCTTGGGTTATTACAACTAAGCGGTCTAGTTGGACCGATATAATGACGCACGATGATGTCATTTATAGAATTAAAAACAACCAAAAATCAAATAATAATTAAACCACTAAAAACAAGATTATGACTAAAGCACAATTAATTAAAAAGCACGAGGCCGAAATATGGGACCTAAGGAAACAGGCGAGAAATGTTTATGTAGGTGAGACCTACTCACTACATCAGGCGGACGGAGAACTATATGTTGAGCACCCACNGGGGACCCTAGTATTTGATATTATAAATTTACACCGGGACCTTTCAAGTTGGGTTAGTATGGTACGAACCGGCCACGCATCGCATAACGCGTACCTCCAAGAGCGCCTAGAGGACTCAATAAAAGAATCGGTATAATGGAGTGGTACGACTGTTTAAACCCACACGAACAAAAAGAGTTTGAATGTTCAGAATGTGGCGCGCCAATGGATACGGATAAAGACGTATGCTCAGGAACTTGCTTTGAGGCGAGTATGATATAAAATTAAATAGTAAATTATAAAGGGCGGCCCTAAAAGGTTGGCCCTTTTTTCTATCCTGAATTAGAATTAATATAAATAAAACGTTATATAACTATAAAGCCTTTTTAATGGAGATAAAAATAAAAGTACCCTCTAGCCTATCAGAAATAACATTGAGCCAGTATCAGCGCTATTTGGCCGTTATAGGTCCAACAGAGGACAGTAATATAAGTGAAACTTTTTTGAGCCTTAAAATGCTTGAAATTTTTTGCAACGTTCCGTATGCAACCGCGATGAAGTTTCCAGTTTCGGAGGTTAACCGAATTGTTAAAATTATATCCGGGGTGCTGAATGAAAAGGGGGACCTAGTCCGCCACTTTAAAATGGGCGATACTGAATTTTCTTTTATACCAAAGTTGGACGATATGAGTTTCGGGGAGTATATTGACCTCGACAATTTTCTAGGCGACTGGGATAAAATGCATAAGGCAATGTCCGTCCTGTACCGGCCGACTAAAGAGCGCACCGGGACCTTGTATTCAATCAAAGATTACGACGGGGATATATACCACGAGGCAATGAAACAAATGCCCTTAGACGCAGTATTTCATTCCATTGTTTTTTTTTACACTTTAGGGATCGAATTATCGAAAACTATGATGAGTTATTTGGAGGAGGAACAGGGGGAGACGGCTATGATTCTAAGGCGGGATTTAATCGAAAGTGGGGATGGTATAGTTCAGTTTACCACCTCACTAAAGGGAATGTTGANCGAATTAAATATATTACAAAAATAAATTTTCACACTTGTTTTTTGGCGCTATGCTTTGACAAGGAGAAGTCAGATATTGAAAAACAGGAAATGCAAAATAAAATGAATAAAAATAAATCTAGAAGATAATGGCAAACGACGGAGCCTCGGCGCTTTACAGAGTGACCGAAAAAATAAAGGACTTTTTACTAAATAGCCCGGACGTTAAAACTTGTACTTATGGGGATATAACGCAAGTTGATTTAAANAAACAAGATATGTTTCCCTTGTCGCATATAATGGTTAATTCGGCCGTATTAGAAAAGGGCGTAATTAGATTTAATGTTTCTATTTTATCAATGGATGTAGTATGGCAGTCTAAAACCAATCCGGCAGATACCGAATTCGATATTATGATGTACGGCCTAGACAATGANCAAGACGTTTTAAATACACAATTAAAGGTTATAAACCTACTGAATGAATCAATGGCCCGGTACACAATGAGGACTGATTTATTTGAACTAGTCGGACAGGGAACTTGCGAACCGTTCCACGATAGGTTTGAGAATGACCTTGCCGGGTGGGCATATACTTTTGATGTTTTTGTTAAAAATGATATAAACGTATGCCAGAATTAAAGGATTTATTAAACCGAACCAATACGGCAATTAGTATCATTCGCGATCTAATTATAACAGAGGCCAAGGCAAACCTTGCTAAGGGTGGCAAGTATGGCAGTTATAACGCCTCAGGTAGCCTTAACGATTCAATCAAGCCCGTTGATACCAAAGACACAAACGGAGTCGTTACAAGCGGAATAACGATGAACGCTTATGGAGAGTTTCAGGATAAAGGGGTTTCAGGAATAAAGAAGAAATATAAAACAGAATATAAATATACAAGTAAAATGCCACCGGGCCCGGCACTTGATAAATGGATAGTTAGACGAGGTATTGCGCCGAGGGACGATAAGGGACGCTTTATCCCTAGAAAAAATATCGCTTGGATGATAGCAAATAGCATATATCAAAAGGGAATAAAACCAACTTTGTTTTTAACGAAACCGTTTGAAAGGTACACTAAAAATATGGCCCAAGAAATAGCCCTCGCGTTTGGTGAGGATACCGCGGACTATGTAGAAATATTATTTAAAAAAAATAAGAAATGAGTAGCATATTAGGTTTATCAAGAAGTCCGTTTTACTTTACGGCGTTACCGACCGCGTCNGGCGCGGTGGCAAGTACCGTAACACAAGTTTTTATTTGGAACGGCCTCGTTACTGATATCGGTTCGAGCCCTCAGTACACGTTTAATAAGACGCCTCTAGGGCAGTCTAATCTTATCGTTTTAGATTTGGGCCAGTTAGTGAATGATTATTTAACGGTTACCTATGACGGGACCTACCAAACAGATACATTTTTTTTATCTGCAAGCACTACTTTTTTTGACGCGTCAAATGTTCAGATTGGGGCGGTTGTTAATTTAAGCGCGGACCCAATTCCATTTTCAAAAGGGTTCGGACTATTCAATAAGGGCGTTAACCCAAAGGTAGAATCTCAAGCATTTCAACCGGGCCCTAATGATGACTATATTTCAGGCGCTTATGCAAGTAATAATTACGAAATAACGGTCCCGGAGTCTGAGCCAATACAGGTTCCCTCCGTTGTTACTAAGGGCGCAAGCATAGAGGTTAGTTTTTATACCGGGCAAAGGGTAGGAACCGGCACGCCAAGCGGACTATCTAAAACCGTAACCCTTACAAACGACGGCACGCGCTCGGACAATTATATTCAGTATGTTAATAATATAGAGCCAAGCACTCAGCCGCAAACTTTGGCCCAATGGGATACCCTAGTCGACCAGACGTGGGGAGGAGAAATAGAAACAACAGGAAACGCGCCAACCAAAACGGTATTTTGGTGCCCTGAAAATAATCACCCGACAACCTGGATAACGATAAAAGAAAATTTAAATGAAATATATATAAAGGTTAACTATGTAGTAAAGGACAAATTTACTCCTTACAAAATAACGTTTATAAACTCCTTCGGGGCACTAGAAAATTTTTGGATGACCGGTGCTGAAAAATCATCAATAGCAGTTAAAGGGGATACCTTTAAAAGAAACCTTTTAAATATACCAACGAGCCCGACTGGGAGCGCTCTTAATTACAATGTTGACGCGCACCAATATGTTACCTTCGGAGAGCAAGGCCGAAAGTCTTACACGCTAAATACTGGGCTAATACCGGAGGCCAATAATACCACGCTTACGGAATTATTTTTAAGCCAAAAAATATGGGTTACTAAATACCAAACACAGGCCGAAAGGGACGACGCTAATATCCCTTTAGATATTGAGCCGGTTGTTTTAAAGTCTAAACAATTAGCGTATAAAACGCATTTGCAAGAAAAAGTAATTGAGTATAAAATAGAATTTCAATCGGCACACGATGAGATAAATCAGGTAAGATAATGGCGCAACAATTAATTTTATATATACAAAGCCAGTTCAATAATTCGGACACTCTGACTAAGGTCGATATGTACAAAGATGAGAAAGTTTCTTTGACTATGACCTTGCAAGATATACGGGATATTGAAAAGGTAAGAACAGATTTTACTCAACCGTTTACGCTTCCGGCATCGGATATAAATAATGCCTTATTTCAGCATTGGTATAACCCGGATATTGACGGTTATAATTCAAACTTTAGAAGCCCGGCCGTATTAGAATTAAATTATTTACCTTTTAGAAAAGGGTTTATAACCCTTAATTCTGTAAAGATGAAAGACGGAAATCCTGAGTTTTATAATATTACTTTCCTAGGAGAAACGGTGGACCTTAAAAATATAATTTCAGAGGACCAGTTAGACCAATTAACGTGGCTAAACTCAGCCGGTTTCCTATTTACAAACGATAACAGTTCCGCAAGGTCAGGGTTGAACGTGGGCCTAAATAAGACCGTTGACGGGGTTACCTATAACGACGCTTTTATATATCCACTAGTTAGCCATTCGGTGGCGTTTAATTATAAGTCAAGCCCTCCGGCAAGTGAAATAAATTACACTAACCTATGGAGTAATCAGGCGCAAACACAAAGCGGATGTTTTTATAATGACCTAAAGCCGGCGATTAGAGTAGACCTAATATTGAGGGCTATTGAGCAAACTTATGGCCTACAATTTAGTTCAGACTTTTTTTATACCGCGGCGACAGAAAACCTTTACCTTTGGATGAGTAGAAATAAGGGTCCAATGACCGGGGGCGGTCGATTAGATACCGCATATAAGAACGCAACTTGTAGCGGCTCTCAACCTTCTTGCGATTTTTTTGCGGCTATATATAACCCTTCAGGGGGCCAATGTCAGGGTTACGGTGAGCCGTCATTTGAGATTATGATGCAAGGTTTAACCGTTGGAATTCAACTCGGCTCGCAAAATGATATTCCGGCCTCGGACGCTAGGAGGTGGAAGACTACTTGGGATATAACACCCGACGCGGCCTCAGCAAATAAAACATACTCTTGGCAGATATTCGATAATGAAAATAATATTGTTATAGCAAGCCAACAGGGAGTTTCAGGGCCGGCCTCAATAGTTATAAAACGTGGTAACCAACTGGGGGGCGCGTACTCAATAACACAGGCGGAATTAGTAGGTAATTTTTATAGTGCGGCCTATGCCCTAGAGGTGCAAAGTGATGACACTTTTGCCTTTGATTTATCTATGACAATGCAAGCGCAAACAAACTTACCGGTTTATTTTTATAACCCTAACTTTTTTGATTGTGAGCAAACTGTTCAGCAGTTTAGTTTTACCTCAGTTTACACGCCAAACGTGGGGACGTTTCAACTAGAGGTTGATGTTATACCTACTCAGCAACTGCCGGAAATTAAGACCTTAGATTTTTTAACCGGGCTATTTAAAACATTTAATTTAACCGCCTTTTTTCAGGACGGTATTACAGTCGTTAAACCGCTAGATGAGTTCTATTCAGCAAGCACGAAAACGTGGGACCTTTCAAAGTTAGTACATAGCGACAAGCATAGCGTTGATGAGGCCTTACCATTTAGCGAGGTCAACTTTGGATATCAGGACCCAGTATCTATTTTAGCGCAAAAATTTGAGCAAATAAATAACCGTAAATACGGCGAGTTAAGATACGTGGCAAGCGCGTCTAAACAGGGAACCTATAAAATTGAAAGTCCATTTGAGCATGCAGTTTATGAGCGAATGAGCAACCTAACAGACGGGGCACAAACAACAATTCAACAGGGGACTTTTTTAGATGATAATTTAAACGCCGCATTTGGTAAGCCGTTATTATTTTATGCGGTCTATAATGATGATACTGGAAACACCCCAATAAATTGGATAAACGGAGTTAGGCCAGTAGACGTAAAGGCAGAGCCAGTCGCCGGCTCTAGGCAACCATTTAACAGATACTGGACAGTTAGTAATGCAATCAGTTTAGGCGGACCAACAGTCGCGCCGAGTATATCCTTAAATTTTGGTTCAGAAATAAACACTTGGAGTTTGACAGATTATGGCGGACAAAATAATAGCCTGTTTCAAAACTATTATCAGAATTATATTGTTAGGGTTTTTGATCCTAGGAATAGGCTTTTTAAATATAGGGTTAAATTACCTTTAGACTTTTTATTAAATTTTTCTTTAGCCGATAAAGTTTTAATTGGTAACAGGGAATTCACTATAAATAAGGTAACCGCTGATTTGACGACCGGGGAGAGTACTATGGAATTATTAAATATATTTTAAAATGCTAAAAAACATATTAGATTTACTGCCCCTAATAGGCGATACAGACTCCCTAACTATTCAAATAGCAAAAGGCAAGTACAAATACCCTGAAACATTTAAAGACCTTAAAAGGGCCTTAAAAACGATTAAAGAAAAATAGATTATGGCAACAGTTGAAACGATTAAATTAGAGGCCGACGTTACCAGTGCCCTAAAAGGTATTGATAAAATGACTAAGTCTATTGAGGACCTAGAAAAAGCACAGGTCGAGCAATCTAAAACCCACGTTGAGGAACTTAAAAATGCAACTAAGGCGGCGGAAACTAGTGCAAAGTCCACAAATATGTTAGCCAAAGGATTTAAGGGCGTCGGCCTTGCTATGAAAGCGGCCGGGTTTGCTATTATAATGAAAGTAGTCGACTTACTTTCTGAGGCACTAATGAAGAACCAGGCGGTGGCGGATGCGGTCGAGACAGTATTTGCCGCGGTTGGTATTATTTTTAAGGAGGTATCTGATACCTTAGTTGAGGTTTTCACTAAAGTAAATGAGGCGACTGGCGGATTTGATGCAATGCAAAAGGTTATAGGTGGCGTATTGACTATCGCTATGAGTTCTTTAAAGATGAGTTTTTATGCGATACAGTTAGCAGTTAGGGCGGCCCAACTGGCGTGGGAGGAGTCATTTTTTGGAGGTAAGGACCCCGAAACAATTAAAAAACTAAACGCTCAAATTGCAGAAACAAAAGCCAATATGGTTGAGGTTGCAAATGAGGCGGTTCAGGCCGGTAAGCAAGTGGTTGATAATTTTTCTGAGGCGGTATCAGAAGTCGGCGCCTTAGCGACGGCAACTTACGAGGGAGTATCTAAGGTTATGGAGGACCTAGATATTAAGGCCGCGGTTACTAGGGCTAAAAATTTAGTTGAATTAAAAAAGAATTACGAGAGGGTTGCACTTGAGCAACAAAGACTAATTGAGCAATATGATGAGGAGGCCGAAAAGCAAAGACAAATTAGAGACGATGTTAGTAAATCAATCGATGAGCGTATTGCGGCAAATAAGGAATTGGGAGAAGTTTTAATTAGGCAAAATGCGGCCGAGCAAAAAGCGGCCCANGCAAATATAAATAACCTTAAACAACAAATTAAATTAGAGGGAGAATCGGAGGAATTAAAAAATTCATTGTACTCCGCCGAAACGGAACTATTAGCAATTAGCGCAAAGGTTACCGGGTTAAAATCTGAACAATTAGTAAACGAAACCGCACTATTAAAAGAAAAAAATGATTTGGTTTTAACTGGTATTGAGGCGGAGGGCCTAAGGCAACAGGCCAACGCTCAAGCCTTAATAAATCAGGAAAATGACAACGCCAAAAAATTAGAACTAGAGCAAGCATTTTTAGATGGGCAAAACGAAATTGCACTCGCGGACCTAGAGCGTAAAAAGGAGTTATACGCGGAGGGCACACAGGCCCGAGTTGACGCGGAGCAAGAATATAAAGATAAAATAAACGAACTTGAACTAGCACAGGCGGAATTAGACATTGCCCGGGTTGCTGAAATTGAGGCATCTGAAGAAAAGAAAAGACTAGCCAAACTCCAAACATTAGACACCCTTTCAACTATTTTCGGTGCCGAGTCAGCAATGGGAAAGGCGGCGCTAATAGCAAAACAACTAATGGCCGCACAGGAGTTAATGGTTGACCTAGGCGTGCTAAAAAATAAAGCGACTATGGCAATAGCCGACGCAAATCTTAAGGGCGTTAAATCGACCGCGGATACTGCATCAGGTTTGGGCGCAACTTTAGCGCTTGGGTTCCCGGCCGCTATTCCCGGGCTGATAGCATACGCCGGAACGGCCGTCGGAATTGTATCCGGTATATTAGGGGCGGTTAAGAAAACGAAGTCAGTAGCGGGCGCGATAGGCGGAACAGGAGGGGCCGGAGGAGGAGGCTCGCCGGCACCGGCGGCACCTCAACCAATAAGTCCGTCATTTAATGTGGTCGGTAGTTCAGAAACTAACCAGTTAGCGGACGTCTTAGGCGATAATAATGAAACGCCAGTTCAGGCATTTGTGGTCGCCGGTGATGTTACAACGGCCCAAAGTTTAGAAAGAAACGTAATAGAAACAACAAGTTTGTAAAAGCAAACGTTATATAAAAAAGGATATATTATGAGTTTAGATATTGTTGAGTTATTTTTAGATGAGGAGGATTTTGAAACCGGGATTGACGCTATTAGTATAGTCGAATCCCCGGCTATCGAGGAGGACTTTATCGCGCTTAAATCAAAAGAATATAGGTTTAAAGAAATAGACAAAAAAAAGAAAATTTTACTAGGGGCTTTGTTAGTTCCAAACAAGCCAATTTATCGCAAAGATGAGGACGGCTCGGAGTACTATATTTATTTCAGTAAGGATACAGTAAACAAGGCCGCACAAATGTTTTTAAAAACAGGAAAGCAAGGCAATAGTACTCTAGAGCACGAGAGCAAGATTTACGGCCTTAGCCTAGTTGAAAGTTGGATAGTGGAAGATGAGCAAAAAGATAAGTCTAGACTTTACGGAATGGACGTCCCGGTGGGTACTTGGATGGGCGCCGTCAAGGTTGATAACGACGAGATATGGAACGATTTCGTTTTAACTGGAAAGGTAAAGGGGTTCTCTATTGAGGGATATTTTGCGGATAAGGCAAGTAACACAAACCCGAACGGATTAAAAACTTTAAGCCAAGAGGAGGTTGCTATGGAAACCTTAAAAGAAATTTATAATATGCTTATCAATGGCAAAAAATAACCCAAACGCTAACCCAATATGGGGAGTAACAAGGTCAAAGCCTGGTTGCCTATGTACAGACGGTTTAACGTATGCAAATGAGTGTTGCGAGGGTTACCTATGGAACCAAGGAATTAGTAGAAATCAGGGCACAAACCCGCTTTTACAAAATTTACTTATTACAGAGCCCGGGGCCGGAAACGTCCCGAGCGTTAGAATTCTAGGAACCAACCCTGACGGGAGTATTTATAGTATTGTATGGACAAATTAAAAATTAAATAATTAGTTATGAGTAATAAAACAATTCAACAAATGCCGTTGGTTACCTCCGTAACCGCAACAGACGTAATTCCTATCGTACAAAACAATGTTACAAGTAAAATTTTAGCAAGTAAATTTGAGGAAAAAACTCAGATTTTAGTTTCATCTTTTAACTATAACGACCAACCTTTTACGGCACCAAATGACGTTTGGCAATTAGTCACTTATTCATCAGTTGATGCAACAGGCGGCGGCGTTACAATTAAAGCAAACGGGCAAGTTGAAATTACTGAGTTTGGAGTTTATACTGCAAGGGTTAGATTAACGGTTGCAAGACAGGGCTCCGCCGGCGACGGTGGTGCTTGTGTAATAGGAATTCAACCAGTACAAGGCGGAACGGCAATTGACGGTATTACGGCAGTAAACCTTCCGAACTTTGCATCAATAAATCCAATAGAATTAAATATTAAACTTAATGTAACCACAGTAAATAATAGTAATTTTCAAGTTTATATTTTAAGAGATAGTGCCTATTCAAGTGGGGCCGGATTAACACAGGGCGGTTTATATAATTACGATATTGGTGCTAATGGACCGGGTACAAGTGAGCCCACCACATCAGCAACGATAACAATATCAAAAGTAGGATAATCCTTAAACGCACAGTTACAAAAAATATAAAGTTATATAGTAGAGTATTAATTATTAATTTAAATTAAATTTATGAACGCAGTTGACATTTTAAAGCGTTTTGATACTTTCCTAACAAAGGCGGAAGTAGAGGTTAAATTAGCCACTATGAAGTTAGCGAACGGGACAGTATTAGAAGCGGATGAATTCTCTGAGGGAAATTCAGTTTTTATTGTTACGGAAGATGAGCGTGTACCATTGCCAGTTGGCGAGTATGAAATGGAGGACGGTCGTGTTTTAGTAGTGGGAGAAGTTGGAAAGATTGGGAAAGTAGGACTAGAGACTATTCCTGAGGCCGAAGAAGAAGGTTACAAAGACGGCATAGCCGACGCAAAAGAGGATATCAAAGATGATGTATCCGACACTAAATTAGCGGACGACGATAGCCCACAAGACTCTGAGGAGTTTGAGGGAGGCTATGTATCAAAGCAAGAATTTACAGACGCGGTTAACGAAATTAAAGAAATGGTTTCAAAGGTTGAGGCTAGGTTAAATGAGGGCAAAGAAGAAGATGACGCTTTTGTAGTAAAAGAGGAGTTAGAAGAAACTAAATTGTTCAAACATAACCCAAACAGAGAGGATCAAAACAAAGTAAAATTCAAACTAGGTTCTAACCGTTCTAAGTCTACACTAGACAAGATTATGGAAAGAGTCGCAAACATTTAAAATTAAAAAAAAATGGCACAAAAGTATAACACAAAACTAGCACAACCGCAACCGGCACACGCGGCCGGAACTCCTACATATAGTGGTGAGTGGGCGGGAGAATATATCGCTGCGGCTTTATTTTCTGGAGTAACTTTAGACAACGGCGGTATCACAATTAAGCCAAACGTAAAGTTCAAACAAACGATATCAACTTTCACAAATACAGATTCGATTCGCTCGGCATCTTGTGACTATGTAGATACGGCAAATATTACATTAGGCGAGCAAGTATTAGAGCCTTTACCTTTCCAACAAAATATGACTGTTTGTAAGGAGCAGTTCCAAAATGATTGGGGTGCGGTATCTATGGGTTACTCGGCATTTGACAAATTACCTCCTAAATTTAGTGACTTTTTAATTGCACATTCTAGTGCTGAGGTTTCTGAATTTATCGAAACTAAAATATGGAATGGTGCCGCGGGCGCTGATTCATTTGCGGGATTTGTTCCATTATTTCAAACTGCCGGTTCGGGAGTTATTGAGACAACTTTACCGATAGCAATTACTGCGGCAAATGTTATCGCTGAAATGGGCCGTTTGGTTGACGATATTCCTGTTGGAGTTTATGGAAAAGAGGATTTACATATCTATGTTTCTCAAAATATTGCACGTGCTTATGTACGCGCTCTTGGAGGGTTCTCAGTAGCGGCAACATCAAACGCCGGTACAGATAATAAAGGGACGCAATGGTACGGAAACGGAGCGTTAACTTTTGACGGAGTTAAGATATTTGTAACAAACGGATTAGGTAGCAACGAAATGGTGGCGGCTAGAAAGTCAAACCTCTATTTTGGAACTGGTTTATTAAATGACACAAATGTTGTCAAGGTCCTTGATATGGCTGACACTTTAGGCTCACAGAATGTTAGAGTTGTGATGAGATTTACGGCCGGAGTACAGTTTGGTATCGGTTCAGATATCGTTTTGTATAAAGGATAAATTACTAACTATTAAAGGGGCGTTTGGTTTACGCCGCGCCCTTTTTTTTAAAAATTAAATCTATGGCATGTTTACTTACAGAGGGCAGAGTTGAGCCCTGTAAAGATAGCGTTGGGGGCCTTACTAAGGTATATTTTGCGGACTTTGGGACGCTAGGTGTGGTTACGTATGCGAACCCGGCAACATCAGCACAAATAACTACATTTGCGAGTGGTACGGTTTACGAATACGACCTTAAAGGGACGTCTTCATTCGACCAAACAATTACCAGTTCAAGAGATAACGGGACTACATTTTACGACCAGTTATTAAACCTAACTTTTCACAAGTTAGACTATGAAACAAACGACCAGATTGCCCTATTGGCAGTCGCTAGNCCTCACTGTATAATTGAGGATAANAACGGTAACCTATTTGTTGCCGGNCTAGAATANGGGATGGATTGCAACGGGGGCACAATTGTAACCGGGGCCGCTATGGGCGACCTATCAGGATACACGCTTACAATGCAAGGAATGGAGAAGAAACCGGCTAATTTTACAGTTGGCGATATTACAACTTTAGGTGTAACNGTATCTCCTAGCCAAATTAACCCGTAAAAAGGGAATTATAAGTACTTTTATAGGTACATTTAAGGCACTCTATTTGTTTAGGGTGCTTTTTTTTTGAATATTTTTGTGACAATTGCCTAAATTAATACGTTATATTAGTATGAAGATAATAACGCCGACAGGAAATCAAGATATTCAGTTTATTTTTAGGCCTAAAACGCCTTTAAATACGGAGGTTACNCTGAAAACAAGGTCAAAAAGTACAAATAAAGTATTCAGNCANTTGGTAAACTGGGCCGAAGATAAAAATTATAGCAAAATAACGGTNACAGACGCCCTTAAAACGTCTAATAAATTTGTAAATGGCAACTANTACGAGGTTACTATTTCAGACGGGGAGACGCTATTAACTAGAGAAACGTTTTTTGTGACAAATCAGACCATAAATCAGGAAAGTAACAAAACGTATAACGCAAATAAGGGCCTATATAAGCCGGTTATTAGCACAAATGAATACATAATATTAGACTAATGGGTAAAATTAAATTAGTAAATTTAAGTTCTTACACCTCTCCAAATATTGAGGTAAAACAGAACGCGGAATATGTGACTTATGGGGAGAATAATTCTTACTTTCAATACCTAATAGACCGGTACACCGGCTCGCCTACAAATAACGCAATAATTAACGGCGTTTCTCAAATGGTATTTGGTAAAGGATTGGACGCAACAGACTCTAATCAAAGCCCNAATGAGTATGCGCAAATGGTTTCACTATTAAGCGACGAGGTAATACGAAAGTTAGCCTATGATTTAAAATTAATGGGCCAATGCGCAATTCAGGTCGCATATAACACAAAGCACGATAAAATATTAAAAGTTGGGCATATCCCGGTTGAAACTTTAGCAATGGAAGTTTGCGATAAAGAGGACGGAGAAATAAAAGGTTTTTATTATTGCGCTGACTGGAGNGATGTAAAGCCAAATGAGGACTTACCTAGAATTCCGGCCTTTGGAACTAGTAAAGAAAAGATTGAGATTCTATATGTGAGGCCTTATGTTGCCGGGCACTATTATTACTCCCCAGTAGACTATCAGGGCGGACTTCAATATAGCGAACTCGAAGAGGAGATTAGCAATTATCATCTCAACAATATTATGCAAGGCCTAGCGCCCTCGATGTTAATAAATTTCAACAATGGGGTCCCAAATGAGGAGGAGAGAAGTAATATTGAAAATTCAATAAAGCAAAAGTTCCAAGGCTCGAGTAACGCCGGTAAATTTATTCTTAGTTTTAATGAAAATGCGGAGACGGCCAGTAGTATAACGCCGGTCCAGTTAAGCGACGCGCATAACCAATACCAGTTTCTTAGTGATGAATCTATGAAAAAGATTATGGTGGCCCACCGGGTGGTGAGCCCTATGCTTTTAGGAATAAAAGACAATACAGGATTAGGAAATAACTCTGAGGAACTTAAAACGGCCAGTACTTTAATGGATAACGTTGTTATTAGGCCCATACAGGAGTTGTTACTATCCTCNTTTGACGAGATATTAGCATTTAATGGCATAGCCCTAGATTTATATTTCAAGACGTTACAACCGCTTGAATTCGCTGACTTAGAAAATGCACAATCAGGAGAGCAAATAGAAAAAGAAACCGGAGAGAAATCGGACGATGGCACAACGGTTAATGATGTCGAACTTGGAGTAAATGTGGACTTAAGCGATGAGGGATATAAAGCCGTACTTTCAGAATTAAAAGGCGATAAAATGTCGGATGAGTGGGAGGAGGTCGATTCTAGAGATTACGACGAGGAGAACCTATCGGCTGATGACTGGGCCAATATTTGTATTGCACCAAAAAAGTCAATGCTTACAAAACTTAAAAACGAGATATACGCAAAGCCAAACGGCTTTAGTTATTTAGATAGTAAAAATTATAAAATTAGATATCGGTACTTTAAAAAGTCCACTAAGCCCTCAAATAAAAGTAGAGATTTTTGCTCAAATATGATGCGCCTTTCGCGATCTAATGTTGTTTATAGATTAGAGGATATTGACCGCGCCAGTAGAAGCGGAGTAAATAGGGAACTAGGCCACAAGGGACAGGCGTTTGATTTGTTTAAATTCAAGGGCGGAATATACTGCCGCCACGCTTGGAAAGAGGTCTTATATCGCCTTAAAAAGAATACCAAGGAATCAGACGATTTTAAAGACTTTAAGAAAACTGGAGAAATTCCTAAAACCTACAAACCAAATCCAAGGGGAAGCAAACAGGCTAAGACGGCGCCTGTAAATATGCCAAATCAAGGAGCATATCCAACAAAGTAAACTATGGCAAGAGCACTATTTATTAGCAGAGAAGATTTAACGCGGAACACAATTGTCGCCGGAAATGTTGACACTCAAAAGTTCATACAATTTATTCGTAT